TCCACCTCTTCAAACTTGGACTTTACTACATTAGGTGCTTTGATTTGAGTATTATTTGATGGATTGCCACTAGTATATCTTTTTACTCTCTTTCCCAGAGTAGTTCCGTTTGTTGATTCTCTGATTTCTCCTGGATAGTTATTACCTAATACTTGAGTGATTACTGGAATCTGACAATCACTATCTAAAAAGAATCCAATAACCCATTCTCCGCCCCAGATACCACTTGATTGATTATTGAGATTTCCGTGCGTTGTTGGCTTTGCAACAATTGCCCAAGGCAGTTCAGAATCCAATACTTCAGTAGCATCATCATTACTAGACATTGGATGCATTCCAGGTATTCTGACCTTCACTCTATCACCGTGTACATCTTTCCATAAAACACCTTCCCTGTGCTGATTCTGTCCAGGAGGAACCTGACCAAGAAACCACTTATTATTACCGATATCGTATCCGATATTATTTGCCATCTCTAGCTTTTATTAGTATATAGACCATAGGTATCACGAACAAGAGTCATTGATGTATAAGATCTTTTTGTATCATAATGATGACATAGATCTAAAATCATATAATTTCCACTCTCAACAGGATCTGAAACTCCCTGAACTTTTTCGTCTTGTGTAATCACTTCTAGATCACATTTAATGATGTCACCTGCCTTGAGTTTTGGATTACAGGGAACTTGTATTTTCACTTCCTGTGTGAATAATAAATTATACCTCATCTGAACTGCACCCTGATAAGAGTTAACGTCACCTTCATTAGATTCTTTGATTTCTGGAGAAAGTGCTCCAACATCTTTTACACTATACAATACTCTCGTATACTTCCTGTCTTTTGGTCTTGGTGCTTCTTTCTTCCCCAGTGCCTTTTCCAAAGACTCAAGATTAAAATCAATCTCTTCTTCCTTGAATGTTTTTGGATTAAAAACCACTCTACGATTTGAATAAACCCCAGACTTCAGAGCATTAATCATGTTTTGATTTTTAATGACACTAAAAGATAGAATCTTAAAATCAGTATTAGTATTAATACTTGATCGTCCATCTTCTCTTTTATAATAAGTTGCTACTGGTTCTTTATCAATCAAACTATCGATTGCCTTAAAACTATGCCCATCACGAGTCTCATAAAAAAAGAAACCAGGATTTCCTTTTTTTGGTGCAGATTTTGATGCCAACATCATAATAACATCAAATGGTGATTTATTGTTACCTATGAAAGGATACTTATTCGATGTCTCATCTACCTGAAGTTTATCAAGTTTGAGAATATTTTTTGCAATCGATTCTACGGCGTCAGTAATATTAGTCCTATTCGAATAGTTCTTTTTGACGTGTGTCTCTTGATTTGTGATGCCAGATTTTGAAACAAGACTTAAAACTATAGATTCACTCTGAGATCGTTGATCAGGATTGGCAGATCCATTGACATATAATGGAGTTCTAGAAAAGTCAAGTGTTCCCATTTTTGAGGCAATTTTAAACTTTACTTCTTCCGATCCATCACCAGTGATTGGGAGTGCGTTATAAATTCCACCCAATCTTTCTTGCTTATCATATTCCTTATCATATTTTATTGCACCACCAGTATCAACAAAAGTCATTTTAGCAGTTACGTTGGGTGTTAGTACACTTTCATAATAATCAAAACTCGTAGTCTTTCCCTCTAATGGAATCTCTTTACCATTTTTTGTTATTGTGAGTATCTGATAATTTGCTGCGTCTGCTGAACTTGCCATTTAGTCTAATCCCCATATTGATGAAAGTGTTATTGGTTTTAATGGATTTAGTAGTGATCTTGTTGCCATTGGTATTGGCATGGGAACATATGTTGTCTGTATAGTATTTACCTGCTGAACTGCAATAGTTGTTGTCCCTTCATCATCCATTGGTTGATTTAATATATTGGTTAGTTCTGAAGATCCTTCAATTTTATATTTTGGTGTTATCTTTGCTTTCGTTGGAGGGTCAACATTATATTTCTTTAATTTCCTAAAATGTTGCTTTATCATTTCACGGAGTTGATTTCCACCATAACTTAAAACTTTACTGGTATCTACAAATGGATCACCATCTTTCAATCTATCTAAGTCCCATCTTTGCGGACTTCCAGGAAGTATTCCATTTTGTGTTGCATATCTTTCCCATTCACCATGTGTTCTGACGTTTTTATCGATTGTTGCTTCTGACCATCCCCATTTTACAGCAAGTTTTGCTGCCTCTAATGTCATTGCATTAAGCTGTGCATCTGTTGGTGCATATTGACCCAATTTACCTCTTTCTTGAGCACCAGCTGCAGCAGCAATAGCCAAACCAACAGAATTAGTATTTGCTCCTCCAGTATGACTATATTTGTCCTGATCATAAGGAGTGTGACGAACCACAGTGCCATCACCTAAAGCTATTGAGTGATAAGCATTGTATGCTGTTGTATGAGAACCAGCACTCCAGTGCAAAAATATTCCTTTCTCTTTGTTACCTTTACCCGGAACAAATCCCACTTTACTTTGGGGACTTCCACTTCCAGCTCCATGAGCACTATCCCTTTTCCCCGTACCTTTATCATCACCCTTAGTATCCGTATTTACACCACCACTAGTATCAGCAGTTTCCCTCTCTGCAGAAGTCCACTGCCTTTGAGTAAATTTACCAGTCTCTACATTTACAAATCCTTCATTGTCACCTCTTTTTTCAAGTTTTATTTTTTGTGATGCTTTTTTAAGACCTAAAGATTCTCTGATTTTTTCAATGGCAGGTTTGAGAATATCGACCAATCCACCAAATGGACCTAGCTTTTCCTTTATTTTATCAAGAAGACCACCCTTTCCAGTAATATTTTGAATACCATCATCAAATCTTTTCTTGTCAACATCTAGTTGATCCTGATCCATATCTTTATTAAAGAAAGACATCAAGACATTAAATCCACTTTGAATCGGTGTAAGGAAGTTTACAACATTATCGATAATTTCTTTAACTTTTTCTATGATTGCCGGTAATGCATTAACAGCAATTCCAAGTACTAAAGTTCCGACAAAATCCATTATCCTATCAAATAAACTGCCAACAGGACTTGCTATATTTTTAACAATAGATGCAGATTTTTCTAATGGTGATGATCCTTTTTTTAATCTTCTCTCTTCTCCTCCCAACTTTGCTTTACTTTCTTGAACCTTTTCATTTCTTCTTGTATTTGCCTCTTGCCTTTCATATTGTTTATTTGATTTGACAAGAAAACTGTGAATATTGGTTACATTTATCTTTAACTGTTCGACTTGAGATTTTGAAGATGGTGCAGATTTAATTTTTACTGCATCTGCAGTTCCTGTGAGAGTTGGAGTTAGTCCTCCACTCATCGAACTATATTTTAATTTTTGTTCTTGCTGGTCACCCTCTGATGAAAGTAAATTAGATTTTTTGGATAATTTGCCCTTTATTTTTTCCTTTGCTTTTGATTTTACCTTATCTTTTGCTGCCGACTTTGCTTTTTTTACAGCAAGTTTTTTTACACCACTTCTGGCAGATGCTCTTGCTCCAGTTGCCGCAACTCTTCCTGCACCTGCTCCTACTCTTGCTAAACCAGCCAATAACTGTACTGCCATAGTACTATACCGTTATTCCATATAACATTGGACTCAATTGACGATATGGATCTGCCATATTTGTACTGGAAATATCAGGAACTTCAGTTTCTTCTCCACCACTCATATTTGGCAGTTCGGGTGGAGGTAACTGATTTGTTATTGGTGGTAAATTGACAAAGTTAATCTTGCCTCGACCTCTTCCACCAGAAGAAATCATTTGATATATTTTTTCCGTTCTCATATTATTAACGATGGATCCATCAATATTTGGAGAAAACAGTTCTGGTCCTGATTCTCCTACAAGATATGGTCTTCCCGCTTTTACAGGACCACCCATTTTTCTTGCTTCAACTTCGTTAATCTCCAATGGAACAAGTTGTGATATTTTTTCAGAATATTGTGCTCTGATTTCTTTTTCTGCTTCGGATTTACTCTTATTGTGCTTTGAAACATCTTGTTGTGTAGACATTCCTCCCAATCCAGATTCTCTATCCATCTTACTGTGCTTTTCACGAATATCTGATCTCATATTATCTCGTAAAGCATTAAGTTCTTTTCTTTTTGCCAAAACTTCTGCAGAAATTTTCTTCTGCTCATCGGTCATTTCTTCTTCTTCTCTAGTTCCTGCCCATCCCAAGAAATCCCAAGCAGCACCTTTTCCTCTTTTCTTACCGTCTTTATCGAGACCAGCATCTTCTAACTTTTTATCAAGAATATCATGTGCCGCACTAAATTCGGATCCTCCAGTTACTTGATTTCTTATTGCATTAAATCCTGCTTCCAATCCTTTCCAGGCAAGAACTGCCGCACCAGCAATCAGTAATGCTTTTGCTAGAAATGGAACGGCGGCAACAAATAGGGGCATCATTACTCCCAATGACCCTATCAATCCACCAATCACTCCGATTAGAGGCATCAGTGCAATGGCACCAATCGCAGCAGCTGCCCATCCCCAATTTTCTTTAATCCAACTGAACCATCCCTTCACTTTTTCCATATTACTTGGATCTTTCAACCATTCAAATATGGCATTGCCCGCAATACCCAAAGCAAGAGTGCCCATAAAGTCCATAATACGGCCAAACATACCCTTTACAGGTGCCACAGTTTGCTCTGCTTTTTCACCTACAGATTTTTTGATCCTTTTAGAAGATTTTTCTAACTGACTTTCTTCTGCACCAAGTTTTGCTCTGGATGCACCCCTCTTTGCTCTATCGGATTTTGCCTTTTCTTCTTTTGATCTAAGTGCAGAAGCTCTCATCAGTTCTTGTTGAATCTTAACAAGAATTTGATTAGTTTCTGCCAAGGACTTTTCTATGTCACCTTTATCACTTCCTGGCAGTTTCTGTCCTATATTTTGCTGCCTAGTCTGTGCAATATTTTTTAATATTGTTATTTTTCTATCTTGAGTTTCTTGAGACTTTATTAACGAGTTGATTGATATTCTATTCTTTCTTACAATCTTTGCAAGAGTTCCTATTTTAGAAGTTCCTCCTTGACCAACATTACCCAAATCAGATCCACCACCAGTCAAGGGACTTTTGATGTTGGAAACAGTTAATTTGGGAGTTTGTACGTTGGTATTATCCACTTTGTTGTGCTTTTAAGTTTTCTTCCTCAATGTATTGTTGGAGGAGTGAAATATAAACTTCTCTCTCCCAAGGAATCATATTTTCTAGCTCTGTTAATGAATATTTATGGTGTTGTATGAGGGCAAAATTAATCTTGTAGTATGACTCAAGACTGGTATGAGCCATACTCAACTGAAAAAAGCTGCCAATCCCTCAAGAACAACTTCAGATTCTACACCAGTGTTTGGATTTTTTACTGCAATCGTATGAGAGAGTTTTGGCATTGTGGTGAAGAACTTCTCAATTTGTTTGAACTGTTTAGTATTCATTTGCTCAACAAATTCATCAAGTTCTTTCTTAGAACAATCTGCTGCTTCCCAAGTTTCTTCCTCATTATAGATTATATCAATACACGATGTAATCATTGAGAGTGATTGACCAACTTCACTTACAACCTGTCCAGTTTCAAAATTATTTTCAACAAACTGATCTAATGAAGGATAACGAAGTTTCATAGAAAGGTTATCATCCAGTTTGATAATATTTTTATGCCCTCTGGTTTTTTGAATTTTGATCGAATCAATATCAATCGTCATTTCAACCTGAGTTTCTCCATCATCAGGACAAGTGATATTTACATCAACAGTTTCTCCAACGGATCTTGCTCTGACATTTAAGAACAAATATTCAATGTCAAAAGTTGCAAGAGATTCTACTTTGACATTTTCAGTAAGAATACAATCCGAAAGAATTTGAACGATAGAATTTGTAATATCCTTCATATCTTCAGATTCCATTGCCATAATCAGAATCTTTTCTTCTCTTACAAGAAAGGGTCTATACTTAATCTTCTTTCCTGTAGAAGGCAATGTCAACTCATAAGTTGGCGTATTAATCTTAGGTAAAGGCATAGTATGCGATACAATTCAGGTATGATTATTTAGATCTCTTCTCCGCGAGAATTTCTAGTGACTCCATAACTTGCATCAAGATCTCTAGCAGCTTGACTCCTACCAAAAACTCTTCCTCTAGTGCTGTTTAAGTATGCACTTCTTTGTAACTGATCCAGTTCACTTTGAGAATTGCCTAAGATATTTCTTTGTTCAGATGCACCTAAAGATGCTCTCCTGTCAGTAGAAGACTGTTGAAGTTCGGCAGAAGATTGCGTAACATCCGTAAATTTACCTTGCTGACCTTTAGAGAATCCAGAAATATCTATGGCATATCGATCATAATTAAAACTTACAGAAACTTTCAATATATCTGCACCACCATATGAAATGGGAATGGCACTAACTGTCTTTGGAAATACATTAATGAAAGAATATTTTATTGTATTAGTATTTCCAAGATTTCTTTCAAACTTTGTAATTGTTACAGTTTGGCATTTATAAGTATCTGGATATCTCATTCTACGATAATAATTTGAATTCAAAGGATTTGCTTGGTCTACTGCTTCACTACCACTACTAATAAAATCAATCCATCCTTCAAAAAACTTTATACTCTTATAATCAGTATCAACATAAAAAGTAAAATCAAAATCAGTATATAATCTCGTATGTGCAAATTCTTGAGATATGCCCATAAAGTTGTCTTTTACTTCTGCAGTCGCAAGACTAGTTCCCGGCAATGATGCCTCAGAACAGAGAAGTCCTGCATCCCTAGAAATAAAATCCTTATCAACACCTCTTTCACCCAAATAAGTTATAAGTTCTTGATTTGGTCCAAAAGTAGAAAGGGACGAAAAGTCTACTTGATAATAATTAGTCTGCGATAAGTTGCCGAATAATTTTTTAACGTCTCTTGGTTGTATATTTCTTATAAGGGAACGAGCCACTCTAAATACCTGTAAGACTGCCTTTATTATTAGTTATTTAGATGTCATATAAAGGAAAATACCAACCTTCATATCCAAAAAAATACAAGGGTGATCCGACAAATATAATCTATCGTTCTCTCTGGGAGAGAAAGTTTTGTGTATATTGTGATACTAATGAGAATATTTTAGAGTGGGGGAGTGAAGAAATCATTGTTCCCTATCGTTCTCCTGTTGATAATAGGTATCATAGATACTTTCCAGATTTCTATATCAAGGTGAAGGATAAGAATGGTAAGATTAAAAAAATGATTATTGAGATTAAACCATATAAGCAGTGTATAGAACCCAAAGTCCAAAAAAGAAAG